ATCCCTGCACCATCTGTTTGGTTAGCAATTGGTCAAGCTTAGCTTTAAAAACGTCGCTATTAGCCCATAATCGTTCGCTAAAATTAGCATTGCCCGTAGACGCCATTACAATGCTAGACGTTTCAGCCACTTTAACTGCTCCAGCTGAATCGGATAAGATACCAGCCTGCCGTTTTAACTCGTCTACATACTCATCGTTGAGTCGGTCAACCATTGAGCTGTATATATCCATATTGTTATCTATCATTTCTAAGCCTATCTGGGCTTTTAACATTTCTAGCCGATTGATACGCATCGTGGCATTGTACAGGCGTAAGCGTGTGTTGACCTCGTCTGAAAAGTCAGCATATTCTACTTTTCCTTTTTCCTTGAAGATATCTCTCGCCTTTGCTACCAGCTTCTTTGCTTGATTAGAAAACGCTTGGACGTCTTCTTGTGCCACTTTCTTCCGCGCTTCGGCAAGCGTGTAGCCTTCCCGCTTAGCATACCGGGTGTACTGCTCGCTGATGTCCTTGTTAATGCCATCTAGCAACGTGTCGTAATGCTCCTGGAGAAACCTATCGAAGTCTTTATCAGTTTTGATGTTGGATTCAATCCACTTGCGTTCCTCTGCCTCGCGCTTCTGCCAGTATTGCCTAGTCTTCTTGTTCAGTTGTTTCTGGCTCATTACCTACACCAGCTTTCTGTGGTCGGTTAGATTACTGGTTGCGTCCAGCGAATTCTTGATATTCTCCGCCTGTTCCTTTTGCATCCGTGTAATCTCGTCCTTAGCATCATCAACGAACGGTAATGTAGAGAGCTGCGTCTCCTTGCTAACAATGCCCTCAAGCGACTTCGCTGTATTAGCCGCGTCCGCCATGTTAACTGGTAGATTGCGGTTAAATTGAAAGCTAAGGTTCTGCCACTCGTCAGCTTTGCTCTTTTGAAGTACAGTGCCAGCACTGAATAAGATCTTGTAGAGTTTACGCAATGACTGAGTAAACTTTCGCTCTTTATTCATGGCAAGGTTCTTCATTGGCAATAGCTTGTATTCCAGAGCCACTCCGGAACTGTTGCCGGCAAATGCCTCGTCGTTCATATTAGCTACCATACTTACCTGGTAAATCATATTAGTTAAGCGATCTAGCAAATTCTCTTGCATCTGGTCTCCATCGGGCTTGTCAAGGAAGCCAATCTTAGCATCTACTGAACTGGCGTCCGGTGAATAGATAATCTGGTTACCGTCAAGATTAACAACAGGATTACCATTCTCATCTTCTGGTAATTGAGCACCGAACGAATACATGTAGGTATTGTCAAAGTATTCGTTCTGATTAGCTTTCTGGCTTAGCGTGTCGTCAAGTGCATTGATTAGCGTCTCAACGTTATCAATAATGCCCTGCCGTTCTTCATTCTGGAAGAACTCAACTGCAGGTACTGCCTTGTAAGGATTAACCTCGCCGTCTTTCATCTTGAATGAATCCGTTAGGTCATAGATAGCTTCGTCGGTGATAACTGTGCCGTGCAGTTCATTGTTGATGTAATAGTAGTTGACGAATGCGAGCGGGTTCATATCGACCGTGTCATCGTAGATAATGAACGCTGAAATCGGGCTGGCATACTGAACACACGTTTCGCTATCCTCATTCTGATACAAAAAAGCAATCGAACGACCATAGATGTCTACCTGACGGCTAATCTCTGATAGCTTGTCTTGTAGCGAGTTAGTGTCATTCCATTGCTTCAATTTCGCGTTGTCAGTTTCATCATCCAATGTAATCTTTGGGGGATTACCGATGAAAAAGCCATTGAATGTTTCAACAATATAGTGCGCCATATTACCAACTAACCGATTGTCCGGTCGATTGCCACGGTGTGTATCCTTATGCAGAATGTCGTGGTCTCCGATGTACTCTTTGCGTAGCTCCTTATAATGGTTAGCAATGTACATATGCTGAATGATAAAGCTCTCAACGGCTTCACCAGTTAGCTCTTTGTCGGCTGGATACACCAATGAATTGTTGTCTGTCACATACACATCTTCACTTAAGCTTTGAATTGCGATCACCTCCTAAATGTAATTGTTTCTGATTACTTTAACTTCTTTGCGTCTGATTACCATGTAGACGAAGTACCGCATTGCGTCCATGGCGTGGTCGTGTTCCTTGACTACCTTATCTTCACCGCGGTTCGACGCTTTCTCGTCCCAGACGTATGAAGCAAGTTCTTTGAAGACATTCTTCAAGTTCGGCGTAAACTTAATCAGACCATTGTTCATCGCTGATTGCGTCTCGCGTATCCCATTCAGCACGTCATTATCAGCACGGATAATACGGTAATGCCTGCTTCTTAACACGGCAATAAATGATGCTGCCGAAGGGTCAATAATAACCTTTGCATTTAACTCACCAACAAAATTATCCAAGTCATCGGCATACTGGTCATCGGTTTTTTGACGCGAGCTGTGCCGTCCGTCATAGTAATATTCTTTTAAACAATACCAAACGCCATCATAAAAACCCCACAGCAAGAATACTGTAGGGTTTTGGGTACCATAATCAATCGACACATAGTATTTAGTACACCGTTCTGGTGGCTTATCAACGACCATTGTGTCGCGATTAAAGTTGTCGTAGATAACGCCTTCGGACATTACCCACAAGCCTAAGATGTAGCGTTGGTAAAACACGCCTGAATAATTGCGCTTGTAACGGTCGATAACATCTTCGCTAAGCGAGGGGTTGTCCTCCATTCGGAAATGAATCCGCAACGCCCGCTTACCTTTTAGGTCATCAATCCAATTCATTTCAAACCAGTGATAGGGGCCTTCCGGGTTCATGTTAAACCAATATTTACCACCAGACACAGACACACGAGCCGTTGCTTGGTTAACAAATGATTGTGGCATCAATGCCACTTCGTCAAAAAAGAAACCTGCAGCAGTCAACCCTTGTACCAGGTCTTGGCTAGCTTCGTCTTTTCCACCGAAAATAAAAAAGTAATTGGCCTTACCGTTCTTGACAACTTCAAACATGTTATCAGTACGATGGTCAATTACTTTGTATCCTCTGCCTGCGAGCATCTGTTTTAATGGGCGTAGTACATTACGTCTAAACGAACCAATGGTTTTGCCCGCCATGCCTAACTGTTGACCGTCAAACGTATGCATCGCCCACATGACGTAAGATAGCGACATAATGACCGTCTTACCCGCACGAACCGAGCCATCACAAATTATGGCTTCATTATCCTTGGTGCTAGGATTAACCCACCAGGTCAACACTTGCAATTGCTTTTTCGAAAATGGAGTGAAATGGAACACGTTAGTCTTAAGCTTCATTATCATCACCCCAAACGTTTCTAGCACTGTTCTTCAAAGCTCTAATAAACCCATCGTTATCATCTGCACCGGATTCTGGTTCAAGTTCCTTAGCCCGTGCTTCGGCTATATCAGCTTCGGCGGTGATCTTACGAATCTGCTGTTCAAGTAGCTTGTCGTTATCAGGATAACGTTTAAGGATTTCCTTAGCAGCGCTAATCTTTGTCTTAACATCTGCGGGCACATTCACTGTGCTTACATCGTACTGTGTGGCGACCACTTTAGTTTCAAGCTCCTTACCTCTAACTACATTGGTAAGGAACTCTAACGCTTCCTGCGCGCCCATAATGCGCTCTGATTCGATTTCTTTCATCTTTTCATCAATGTAAGATTTAATCACAGGTTTTAACAAGTTTTCTGAACCAATTTGTTGTGCTGAACTCTTCTTATAGCCTGCATCAATTGCCGATTGAGTAGCATTGCCAGTCTTGATATAATTGTCTGCAAATTTCTTTTGTTTCGCTGTTAGTTTCATTACATATCACCACACCTCCTTTAAGCAAAATAAAAAGCCACACAACAATTAAGTTATGTGACTTTGGCGTTATAACTATGAGATGGTAAGGATTTGCACCTTACATATACTGGATTTTGTACTCTCCTACTTGTTCTTGGCTTCTTTCAACCTTAGCTTCGGATATCGTCTACCTATTCCGCCACATCTCACCTGGTAGTTGTCCCCGATGGTTTCCGAGTAGGACTCATGCTGACCTTTCATGTATCTCCGCCAGACTTCTTTCGTGTTTGCATTTCCGTAGCTACCAACTACGTCAAACACACCAGTAATAAGGCCGCAAGGAATCGAACCCTGCGACAAACGTAACATGCCTTCCCTAATAAAATTTGTTGAAACGGAAGTTTGCCGAACCATCTGCCCTACATCTTTCGATACTACCAATATAACGGATACTAACTCCAGAAGTACTCAAGTTTTACTCCAAATTTACTCCAGATTAACTCCACTTTTTTATTTTACAAAAGCTTGGCACTCCAGCCTTTCAGCTACATCTAATAGTGCCGCTTCATGCCAATTGAAGTAAGTAGTCGATGACATGTTGTAGTACCTGTTGGGCAGTCGTTGCATTAACACGTCCATATAGTAGCCGTGGTCTTCCTCGTATCCTTCACAATAGACAATCTTTAGGAGTTCACGGTAATGGTACTTTCTGCAACTGTTAATTGCCCAATCTACCCATTTACAGAATACTTTCCCTTTTTCGGCATTAATCATTCTCTGCTCGACATATTCTGGAGCGGGTGCCGTTGCACTTGGTGCCCCATCACCAAGGCTGGCGGTAACTTTCGGGTTAACCGGAGCATTGATATAAGCTTTGTACTTACGGTATTTAGACAATATTTTTCTTGCGTTATACTTGGTCTGTTCTTTATCTAATTCTGGTAATAATGTCATGCCCCGTCACTCCTGTTATAATAATGTTGTTGAGATTATTAGATCGAGGGCACGTCTGTGAGGTGCTCTTTTTCATTACCATCATTCATCTATGTTAATTTCCCCGTTACTCTAGTTTTTTGCCACAAAATGGGCAATATTTAATTCTCAAGCTATCAACAACTGCATTTTCTTTTTTGAAAATCACTTTATAGCCACGGTCATCAAGGACAATACGTGCCGAAAATCCGTTCCCAACGTCCTTTGCTTCCCCCTTATGGTACTGACATAGGTATTGGGTCCATCTTTCCAATATTCGTTTTACCTTGTTTTCAAAATTATCGTAAACATATCTTACCTTCATTATTGAACCTCCTATTAATTCAGTTGTTACTTGTTGTGTACACGAAGGAGCCAAGTAAAAACTGAATCGAAAATTAATAAACAAACAGCAAACACAATACCCACATATTCAAACAATGTTTTTAAATCCATATTCCAAATTAGATCAAATAATTCTTTCATTTATTCCACCTCTTCATACGTCTTTCTGAAAATGTCGTCAGCAATGGCCCAATGCTCACCTTCAACGCCTGTAGCAATCCAGTCTCCAACATTAACAATCATGGGACCTTCCTTGGTCAGAATTGTCCACCGGTTTCCGCTATATACCTCTCCCAGAGTTGCCTTATCCTGGATACCATACTTCTTAACTTGCTCATGTCCACCGCCGAACCGTTCAGCCTTAATAGTCGCCGTTTTGCGATATTCTTTAATCATTACAACACCTTCTTATAATTATTTTTAAATTCTTCATCGTTAACTAGCCAATGTTTACCTTTTATATCTGTTACAAACCAAGTGCTCTTAGTTACCACTTCATTTCCTAAGTAGAAACCCAACACCTCAAATGGGCCATCTGGATAAGGCTTGACGTCAACCACTCCGAATTCAAGTTCCGGGTACTTCTTTAAAGTTTCCTCAACTTTTTCGTTTAAATTTAATTGCTCGGCTTTAACAATAGTTCCGTCATTTCCACTAGTTTTTCGGTAAGTTTTTAACATTACTACCACCCAATTAATACGGATCCAGTTCATGCTGCTGAATTGCATACATGTTTCCTTTGTTGTCCTTAATAATCCAGTCTCCATCTTCTATTTCACTAGGAATCGATGTGCCATCACCTTTAGAATATCCGTCAAATTCATATTTAATGACGTGGGGGCCAATCCCGTAATCTTCGCTCAAATCGTGGACGACAATTTTATATTTTTTACAATCTTCGTACGTGTCGTTAAATTGTCTAGCTATAATGATTCGCTTACCATTCAGCTTTTCCTCAATTAGAATTAATTTGAATTCAATCCAAGACAACAAATTAATCAATAGCTGTTTCAACTTACTAATCCTCCACATTAATTTTGATAATTGGTTTAAAATCTCCAACCCGTTTTTCAATATTTTTAAGATCGTGGAGAGCCTCTTCTTGCATCTTTGAATCATTATTTGAAAAAGCCACGTTAAATTTCATCACTAATATAGCTATTTCTGTGCTGATTTCTCTTAATTCATTCTTATTTTCATATTCATATTTCATTTTTGTTCCTCCATTTTATTGCTTGGTAGTTCTTTAATTTTAATTAGGGCTTCCACAGCTTGTTCCCAGGTCAAATAGCCAAGTACATCGTTAGTAATTGGTGTATTGTATTCTAGATCGCCCTCTGGGTTAGCACTAAAATTTAACACAGCTAATTCCAAACCATAACTACCCGGAGCGTATATCAGGCTTGCACCATAATCATTAGGAAATCTATATTTATTTTGTAACCCCACAGTTGCACGACTTTTAGGAATTTCGTATTTTGAAAATTCATTTAATTTTGTAATCGGATTTATTTCAGTCATTTTCTACCTCCTCAAACTCAAGCAATCCGGCATTATAATAAATTTCAAACTCCGGCCACTTTTCTTTAGCTTCCTCCTCTGTAAGCGCACCACCCGTAATTCCATCACTGCCTGCAAGGCCTAAAATTACCTTTCCTTCATCATCTAATCGAACGTACTTCCTAAGACCGTGTATCCCTTTTAACTTAACTACACGTCTTGGCTTTTCAACTTCATATCCATTGGCAATTGCACTGAGCAATAGTTGCTGATGCTTTTCATATTTTAGCCAATCAAAATCTGAAACCCTGGACCTAACTTTTTTATCAATCAAACATACTATTTCCATAGGATTAACTTTATGCTCATTTGCCTCTTCTATCCAATTAGCTACAAATTTTGGAATAACTACTTTCTTTTCTTGTAAATTTTCTAAAAGTTCAATTGCGTACTCACAACCTGAGGCATACCCGTCTGCATACTCCCCATCCGCAGGGCCTTCCATATAATCTGAATATGCTTCCGCCATGCGTTTTGTTAGTTCTTCTTTAAGTTCTTCAATATCCACTCTAATTTCCTCCTTTAATCAAATAAGCGATTATGCTAATCCACGTCTGTACGATAAAAGCCACTATAAAAATTGCTACGCCGATCAATCCACTATGTAACTCATGCCCGATTAACACTGCCGGAAATAGCCAAAATACACACGAGAAATACCACAATATAAACATAATTAGATTTCCTCCGGTTCAAATTCCACATCAATGCCCACCTTTGCCATGCCAACCGCAATCTCTTCGGCTTCTTTTAACGCCATTTCTTTTTCAGCAAACATTTTGGCTTCTTCTTTTGG